GAAGTTCATTGTAAAAGAATATCAGTATATCAATTTTCCAGTGGACAACCTTCTGGGGAAGATGTTTAAGTCCTTCAGTGTCGTTGGTGATAGCATTGAATTTAAACATGAATCGGCAAAGTCCTACTACTTCAAGTTAAGTGGAAAGCCTGATAGCTGTAAGTTGTATTGCGGTGAGATCCTTGTTAAAGACTTCTATCCTGAGTCTATAGATAACCAGGAGGAGCCGTTTGATTATGACGTTTTCAGCGTTTTTAAGGGAAACATTTCATTCCCTGAAGTGGAAGTAGGAGAGGACGAAGAGGAACCCGATCTGACACCTAGAATTGTTATTTCGGCTACTTCTCCTGTCGTTGTCTGCAATCCTTGCTTTTATGATTGCGAATTTAAGGATGATGTTAGTGTTCCGATTTATGAAGAATATATAAAAATCAAAATGTCGGATGCTGTTAAGGATTTCTACCAGATAGCACCGGCTGAGATATATGATCTTGGCGATTCTGGAAATGGCTACATTGTAGCTGATAAGTATTTCCAGGAAGCCGATAAGACGCTTGTTATCCCCAGGGAAGAGACTGGCATATATGTTATTCACTATAGGGCATATCCTAAGCAGATAACCCTTGCTACACCGGATGATGAAGAGCTTGCACTTGATCCAGAAGTTGCAGCGCTTGTGCCTATGTATATGGCCTCTGTTTTGTACATGGATGATGATGCGTCAATAGCGGCTCAGTATCGTAATTATTTTGAGGTAGGACGTGAGGCATTGTCTAACGGTCCTATGTTACCTAAGAGAGAAAAGTTTGTAACATCTAGTGGATGGGCGTAATCATGGCTGTTCAGTTTAAAATACCTAAATCCCCAACTAAACAGGTTTACCAATCCTCAGAATTTCTTGGTGCTGACTTCACATCTGAGGCCAGCACTGTATCTGAGAATAAATCACCTAACTGTGAAAATATGATCCGTTCCGTACCTGGAAAGATCCGCAAGAGAATGGGTTATGAGAAAGTAGGTGATTATGGCGCTTATATCTATGGCGTACACTACTACTCTGTCTTGGATGCCTGGTATATTCATGCCGGAAATGAGCTTTATTCCAGTAAGGGCGCCAGAGGTTCTAAGTGGATTGCGGATACTGAAAAACAAACATTAACACATGAGTCTGTTCTTGCCGTATGGGATGATGTTTGGACTATAGATCCGAATACTAAAGCACAGGAATTATGTGATGAAACAGAAGCTCCTGAACATTGTGAAGATGTAGGGTATGAAAACTACACATTCGTGAGTAAGTACTACACAAAACATTACATTACACCTTATGAACCAGGCCAACCAGTACTTATGCAAGTAACAGTTTATGGTAATTACGAATATGTAGATGTAACCACTTATGACATTGTAGAGGAGACAGACAAAAACATTCTGCTGCTTGATGGTCTTTGGAGTCACGATCCTGTATATGACGAAATGGCAGCGCATAGAAGTGTCTCCTTTGAGCTTAACGGAAAACTCCTTATTCTTGATGGCACAAGTGTTAAAGTTGTTTGTTCTGATGGAAGCGTAAAGCTGTTATCAAGTATCGCCTATATCCCTGAGCTGACTATTTCCAGAGATCCAGACGGGGGCGGCACTCAAAAGGAGCCATTAAATTTGATTCAGCCAGGCTTCATTGATTCATTCTATGTCGCTCAGTCTAGTGAAGATCCTGGTTACAATCCATCCACTGTTAAGACTTTTCAGTTGTCTTGTTCTGACCTTGATACAACCACCGTTAAAGCGTGGGTTATGGATGCAAACGGAGAGTTTCAGGAAAAAACAGAAGGTACGGATTTCACTGTTAATAGGACAACAGGTGTTGTAACATTCACAACGGCGCCTGGTCCTACACCGATCAAAGGTAATGACAATGTAAGGATTCAGGCATACAAGACATTTGAAGGATACGCTGACAGAATTAACCATTGTACTATAGGCGCAATGTTTGGAGTGAACGGAGCGCATGACAGGATCTTTTTAAGTGGTAATCCTGACAGTGGAATAAATGCGGATACCGGCGAACCTTACACATTCATTAACTGTGACTGGTTTTCTGGACAGTATGATCCGACATACTTTGCAGATATCAACTATTCAAAACTTGGTAGCGATAACTCCGCTATAATGGGTTATTCAATCATAAATAATTACCTGGCTGCTCATAAAGACACAAGAGAGCTTACGCAATCAATACTTATTCGTGAAGGTGACTTGGTAGACGATCAGCCAGTGTTTAAGTTAATAAATACTCTTCAGGGTGCCGGTGCTATTTCTAAGTATTGTTTCAGCTACTTAGAGACTGAACCGGTATTTTTAACGCAGCTTGGTGTATATGCCGTAACAGCTCAGGATGTTACCGGTGAAAAGTATGCACAGGACCGTTCATACTACCTTGAAGGTAAACTTCTCAAAGAAGAAGGCTTAGAAAACGCACATGGTTTTTGTTGGAAGGACTTCTATATGGTGTCTATCAATAGTCACCTGTATGTTCTTGACGGTTTACAGCCAATGCAGACTGACAGATCAAGGCCATATGCAACAAGACAGTATGCGGGATTTTACTTTACTAACATTCCTGCTACCTGCTTCTTTGAAAAAGACGGACAACTTTACTTTGGTTCTGAGAGCGGGAAGCTCTATAGATTCTACTCAGATGATAAGGATATCTATTCTTACAATGATGATGGAGAGGCCATTAATGCATTGTGGGAGACAGTAGATATTTCAGAGAAGTTGTTCTACAAAAAGAAAACATATCGTTATCTGGCTGTTAGATGTTTGCCGGAAATTGTATCTTCTATCAGAGTCTTTGCTCAAAAGGAAGGTATCTGGCAAGAGATAAAGGACGATCAGACAAAGATTAAGTATTTCTCATATGCTAATCTGATCTACTCAAAGTTCACATACAGCACTAACAAGACTCAGAAGATAAGTTCTACAAAGATACGTCTTAAGAAGCTGGATCATGTAAGATTCAGGTTCCAGAACGGTGTTTTAAATGAGCCACTTGGTATCAATGATTTCGCCGTTGAATACACACAGGCTGGAAACGTGAAGTAAGGAGGTAAGAAATGGCATTTACAAATATCACAGATGCGGAGAGAGAGGGTAAAGGCAATGTAGGACAGCCTGATACTCCACTTCTTACAACCACTGAAATGCAAGAGCAGATGGATTCTCTTACTAATCTTGCTATTGATAAGTTTAATAATCATATTGTTGAGATTTCGCTTCCTTCCGGTGCAGGAAACATAGGTTGTGAAGTGCCAGAAGGAATCACAGCGGATACCTATTTACAGTCGGTAATCAATGCAATTGCTACTGAGGCTTTACAGTCTGTTAGTTCCAGGCATGTACATCCCAACAAAACCACTCTTGATGCAATATCCCCGGCAACTCTGACAAGCATAACTGATCTTATCGCTATGTTTATTTTGATAAGTGGTGTAGATACAACGGTTAGTGGTGATGCAGATAAGCTTCCTACATCTTCGGCTATTGTGTCTTATATAAACAGCTATGACTGGAAATCAAAGATTAGAGACAGCATATACCCTGTTGGTTCAATCTATCAGACTACAAGCATTGATCCTGATACATTGTTTGGCACAAGCGGCCATTGGCAACTTGTTAATACAGTTGACAGCATCAAGACGTATAAAAGACTTTCATAAGGAGGTCCGAAATGTCCAACTTAAAGATAAGTGAACTGAATGAAACTACGACTGCTCCGGCTAGTTCGTACATTCCTATTGATGATGGCGAGTTAACTCAGAAGATAACAGTCGAAAACTTCAATGCTACTGGTGCTGCCAGTGCTGCTCAGTCTGCGGCTGCGGCTGCATTGTCCGAGACAGCAGCTACAACAGCAGCCACAACAGCTACGGCGGCTGCTACGGAAGCAACCACAGCTAAGACACAGGCAGTCAGCGCCAAAACTGCGGCAGAGACAGCACAGGGATACGCAGAAGCAGCGCAGAGCGCAGCAGAAGCGGCTCAGAGTGCAGCAGAAACAGCAGCTCAGAGTGTTACAACAGCAGCGGCTACAGCTGTAGAAAAAGCGGCAGAAGCCACTACCGCAGCAGGTAACGCCTCAACATCAGAGAATCTTGCTAAGTCTTATTCAGAGACAGCAGAAGCATACGGAGCCGGTACAGTCAATGGTACTCCGGTATCTGAGCAGTCTGAACAGTATCACAACAATGCTAAGTACTACAGCGACCAGGCCGCAGATAGCGCTTCATCTGCTGGTACTTCCGCTACATCTGCTGCTGATTCAGCTACCGCAGCGGGCGATTCTGCTACATCAGCTAGTAGTTCTGCGACTACCGCTACTAATGCTGCTACAACAGCCACTAACTCTGCTACATCTGCGTCAACAAGTGCTACACTTGCTCAGTCCTATGCTAAAGGAGATACCGGAAGCAGATCCGGGGAGGACACTGATAATGCAAAGTACTATTCAGAACAGGCTTCAAGTAGTGCTACAGCTGCGGCTAACTCTGCTAGTTCTGCGTCCGATTCTGCGGCTGCGGCTGAAGCTTGGTCTGCACATCCTCCGTATATTGGGGCCAATGGAGACTGGTACGTATACGACACAACTACTGAACAGTACGTTGATAGTGGCGTAGATGCTACATTAACTATTGCTGTTGGTACCGTTTCTACAAGAGAGCCTGGTGCGGGTGCAACGGTAACGAATGTTGGAACTTCTACAGATGCAATTTTTGATTTCGGTATTGAAAAAGGATATTCACCGGAAGTAACAATCACAGAGATCACTGGCGGTCACAGAGTAACCATTACTGATAAGGAACATCCCACAGGCCAGAGTTTTGACGTTATGGATGGTTCCGGTAGTGGTAGTGCTTCAGCGCTTGCTGATTTAACAGACGTTCAGCTTGCAAGCCTCGCTAATGGTGAGGTTCTTGTCTATGATAGCACAGCAGCTAAGTGGAAGAATCATAAGCTTGGTATTGCTGATATGTCAGATGTAAACATGACAGGAATCCAGGATGGACAGGTCCTTGTCTGGGATGATTCTACAAGTAAGTTTGTTGCGGAAGATCAGTCTGGTGCGTCCTATACTGCCGGACCTGGTATCGACATTTCACAGCAGAATGAAATCAGCACAGAGGCTGTAATATATAGCGGTTCAACTCCTAATTGGCAGTCTAAAACACTGGCAGAGAAGCTCGAATTTACACACGCTATCTTGAATGATGATACACAGAGCGGAATTGTAGATCCTGTTCCTGTTCAGAACTCAGTGAACCTTGTCGCTTCAGGTGGTGTTTATTCAGCATTGTCTGGTAAAGCTAATACATCAGATCTTGCTACTGTTGCTACAAGTGGTGATTATGATGATCTGACAGACAAGCCTACTCTTGGAACCGCAGCTTCTAAAGATTCAACAAATGCGGTTACTCAGAACAGCACCGACCTTGTAGAGTCAGGAGCCGTATATACAGCACTTTCCGGTAAGGCTAACAGTTCTGACCTTGCAACCGTAGCAACCAGCGGAGACTATGATGATCTTACCGATAAGCCTACTCTTGGTACGGCTTCCGGCAAAAACTTTACTACTTTTGTAAGTCCTGGCAATCTTGATGTTCCTATCTCGACAAGCGTTTACAATGCTATCACATCAGCGGTCCATGGTGCTTATCATCCAGCCGGTTCCAAGGCTTGTGCAGAGCTTACAGCAGATCTTCTTGTTATAGCAAATATCGGCAATGTATATAAGATAACTGATGATGGCGTAACAACTAATCTCTTCATTGAGGGTGCCGGACATACGATACATTCTGGTGACAGTGCGGTTGTTGTATATGGCGGTACTGAAGGAACATTTTTGTTCAGCCATGAAAGCGGAGTCGTTGACTTGTCGGCTTATCAGACTAAGGAACTTACTGCACCTATCACAGTAGATGGCGTACAGAAAACCAATGTTGAGGATGCACTATCAGCAATCAATACCCTTGCTGCGAATGATAAGACAGCTATTAACAACATTAAGGACGGAACTACGATTGATAGCTTTGCAGACGTTGAGGCAGAACTTGGCGCTATCAAAGATGGTTCTACCATTGATAGTTTTAGTGATGTTGAGACAGCGCTTGGAAACAAGGCTGATAGTGCAACAACACTTACTGGTTATGGTATCACTGATGCTTACACCAAGACGGAAACAGACAATGCGATAAGCACTGCTATAAACGCTCTGGACGTAACAGATTCAGCCGTTGCAGGTTCCTATGTGACAGCCGTAAGCGAGACAGATGGTTCTATTTCTGTCACAAGAGAAGCAGCAGACGTAACACCAACAGCCAATTCAACCAAGATGCTTACTTCGGGCGGAGTTTATAATTCAGAGCAGGATATTTACAAGATAAATGGATTTTTAGGAGCTAAGAACCTTGTACAGTATCCTTATTTTTATGGTATTTCAGGACACACAGAAACGTTAAATAATGTAGATTTCACTATCAATAATGATTTATCTATCACGATTGACGGAACATCAACAAATAGTGGTGAGATTTATTATGCAATTAAAAAGAACATATATATCAATGACCTAAAGAGCAAGAACTTGATTTTATCAAGCGGTGGCGTTTCTGGTACAGATGTATGGCTTGGCGTATATGAATATGACCAAGAAGGATCTACGACAGTTACACATACATATACAACTAAAGACGCTGATACAGTGGCATTTACACTTGATGATACAACTATCAAAATTAATGTGTTTATAAGGGTTAAGGCATTAGCCACAATCGACAATGTGACTATTTCCCCAATGCTCAGATATGCAGAAGATATCGACAGCACTTATCAACCTTATGCCATGACTAACAGAGAAATGACGCCTTATGTTCAAGCTACAAGTAATCCTAATCTGCTTGATAACCCTTGGTTCACAGTAAACCAGAGAGATTTCAGTTCAAATTCAAGCCAAGGCGTATTGAATTATACAGTAGATAGGTGGTGCCTTATTTATAATCCTAGTGGGCGTACAGTATCTAAAACCAGTAATGGAATAACCATTGATACAAATAGCGGTATTGCAATCTTATGGCAGTTGTTTGCTACCAATAAATCTGCTGATCTTGTAGGCCGAACAGTAACAGCGTCCGTAATGCTGTCAGACGGTACGATATATTACGGCACAGGTGTTGTACCGGCTAAAGACTCTGCGGCAGCTAGTGAAGTAAAATTGATAGATGTAGATAATTTCTATTTGTATCTACAATACACAACGAGTCAATCAAAAGGCTTGTTTGCCACTGGTATATGTTTTAAATCCGGTAAGACTTGTACTATCAAGGCCGTTAAGCTTGAACTTGGTACAGTATCCACGTTGGCAAATGATAGTAGGCCAGATTACACTACTGAGCTTACTAAGTGTCAGAGGTATTTTGTAAATGTATTCCTGAATAAGCAGAGCTATGCTGGTCCCTACTTTGCGGAAGGAAATGCAAACCAACTATATTTTGCAGTAAACTTGCCTGTGCCCATGAGAACTACTCCCAGAATTGAACTGGATTCTGAAAACATTTATACACTAGGCAACAATGCGCGCGCAACTATAACAACCTACACCGCAGGGGTAACTTGCATTGACAATAACGTTTTAAAAGTCTTTTTATCCAACCTTGATGCGACAGAGATTACTAACGTAAACGACCATATTTACGCTCTTAATTTCTTTGATTCAAACACTAAAAAATTCTGGCTTTCAGCAGATTTATAAGGAGGTCGAAAATGAGTGTAAATTTAGTAAATCGCACTACTGGTGAACTTCAGCAGGTTGCGGGTATGTTTGGTGGCCTCGGAGATATGTCCACAAGTACATATGACAGTACCCATACAGTAGCCAATGCGGGCGGTATTCCAGCATATGTGAACGGTGTTTTTGGAGACAAAGCCGACAAGGTATCAAGTGCGGTAAGCGGTAACTTTGCCGGATTAGACGCAAGCGGAAATATAACAGATAGCGGAAGCAAGGCAAGCGACTTTGTTTCCGCTTCTGATTTATCCGGTAAAGCTGATAAGGTCACAAGTGCTACAAGCGGTGATTTTGCGGGATTAGATGCAAATGGAAATCTTACTGATAGTGGTAAGAGCGCCGGTGATTTTGCTGCGGCTGTTCATTCACATGCTTGGAGCGACATTACAAGCAAGCCTTTTAGCACTGTTGGTAGTGGCCTTACAGTAACAAGTGATACGATTGCTGCAGACATACAGACTGTTACCGTAGCGTCTACAGGAACAGCTTCCTCAACTGGAATATCTAAGCAGCAGATCACAGTAAACAATACAGCCTATGACATTCAGGGTACGGCTTATATGGAACAGGACATTTTACTGTCTACTTCTGATCCGGTGATAGCGACGTTCACAAACGCTGCTATAACAGCAAACAGCAGAATAGGCGTGTTTGTTTCAGATTATACTATCTGCCCTGTGAATGTTGTAGCTTCCAGCGGAACTTGTAGTGTTACATTTCCTAAAGCAAGCAGCGCACAGACTATCACTGTCGGAATCGAGGTGGCTTAAATGATTAACGATAAGAAAAGGAGGTGCGCTTATGGCTAATATGTACAGAGTTGGCGGAAATGGTAATGGTTCCGTAACTCTTAGTGGTGATGCTGCTACAAGTGATGTTCTTAGCGGCAAGACGTTTTATAGTAACTCAACACAGATGCAGACAGGTGCTATGACAAATAATGGTGCTGTATCGCAGACTCTTGATTGCGGAGAGTCTTACACTGTACCTGAAGGTTATCACAACGGAAGCGGTACAGTATCCGCTAATAGCCTTGCGTCTCAGACTGGTATTGATAGCGGGATGTCGCCGATTGAAGCGGATAAAATGGTTAGCGGATATCAAGGTTGGGTTGACGGACAAAAAGTAACAGGTACCTTTGAGCCTGATACTGTAAATAACACCGCTATGTCTACACAGATGGGAGATAGGATAATATACCCAGATTCAGGCAAGTATTTTGATAGGTTTATTGTAGAGCAGTTTCCGCGTGAATATGTTATCCCAACACATATTTATCCTAGTGATGCAAGTCCTGTAAGTATTGCTGTTGGTGATGCAGTAACTCCTGATATTGCCGGATATGTCTATGCTTCAAATGCTGCAGTTGTTCCGTCTGGTAATAAGTCTTTAGGTACATACACGACAAACGGCTCAAAGAGTGCAAGTTGTGCTGGGTACGCTACAGTATCTTGGACGAACAATGTAAGCAGTTCGCCTACGGAGGAAACGCTTTGGACAAACAGTAGTCCTACATCAGCATTTGCAAGTCAGACAGTGACTATTGATAGCGGAAAGTATTTTAGTAACTATAAATATATTGGCATTGAATATAAATATAGCAAGACACAAGATAACAGAATGAGAATTATTGCACCTAAAGAGGATTGGCAAATCAGTGGAACAACGGCCGGATACGGACAATTATCAATGGGAATAAAAACGTCAAACGGGTCGGGAAACAGAATGGTTCAATATTTGAGTGATACTCAAGTTAAATTTGGAAGTTGTGCATCTTCAAATGATTTAGATATTCCATTAACGATATTTGGTCTTAATTAAAAAGGAGGATAAAACATGGAAAGATATTTTGTACTTGAAATCACAACCGCAGACGGAGCAACAGCCAAGGCAGTTCACGAAAAAGCAACTATGGACGAGGCAAGAATGTTGTTCCATCAAATTCTTGCTTCAGCGTATGCAAACGACAAGGTAACATACGCACTTGTTCAGATTATCAGTGACAAGGGCTTTTGTGTTGTTAGCGAAGTCAAGCCTTCCGATTACGGACAGGAAGAAGAGATTTAACTTTTCTTATGAGGGGGGGGACAAATATCCAAGGACAGAGCCAGAGATCTAAATTAGCATTTACTTGCACAAAATAAATGTTATAATTAGTTAACTCGGAGGACATAGGTTCGCTACCGAAAACAGAGAAATCGCTGCTCTGCTGGTCCTCCTTAAAACAGCGAACTACGAAAGCGAGGTAGTAATAATTGGAAACTAATGTCAGTTTTGAAGCCACTAACGAGTTGATTGTCGGGATCATGGAACGGCAGATCAAAAGGTATCACACTCTGGTTCTTGTCCTACTAACTATTATCGGTCTTATGATAGGTGGTTTTTTACTCTACGAAAGTCAGTTTGACAAGGTAGCCATCACCCAGGAAGGTATTACAGATGGTGGTGGTGATGTTAGCGTTAGTGGCGTAGGTAATGGAGACATAAATAACTATGCCGAGAATAAGACAAACGACTAAGATAAAGGTTCACAAAGGTAGTTCTTTACCTAGTTTAAAAACATCAGCTTCAAGTAAAAATGGCAGCGCTGCTGTTAAGACAGTAGTAAAAGCCAAAGTCCATAAAAAGAAGTAAGGCATCCGTAACAGGGTGCCTTTTTTGATGGTGAGAGAATGATTAGACTTGTAGATGTTTCCGTACCGGAATTGAATGAACTGATAGACTTATGGATTTTTAATGAGCGTAACAGGCAGATCTTAAAGGCCAGACTAATCAATGGCAAGACCTATGAAAAGATAGCAGAAATATTCGACTTGTCAGATAGCCAGGTTAAGAGGATCATTGCAAAAGGCACTGAGACAATAGCATCTAAGATACCCAAAGACAGATTTAAAATTGAATACAAAACAAGACCAAAAATGACACGTAAAAGCACCAAAACAGAACTAATTGCGTCATGTTAAGTAGATGATTGTACTGAGATAATTGTTTTGTCGGGAGGAATACAGATGTTTCCTTATAATCAAAACGCAAATCAATTATCTCAACTACTACTCCAACAAACATTACAACAGAACACGCAGCAGACTAAGGTTGTAGAAGTCACCGGAAGAGCCGGAGCGGAAGCGTATCAGCTTGCACCGGATTCCAGCATATTGCTGTTAGATAATACTGCACCTATTGTATGGCTAGTCAAGACAGATGGTGCTGGTTATAAGAGCCTTGTTCCTTATGATATAAAGGTTCACGAAGAAGAGAAGCCAGTAGATCATTATAAAGAGCTTGAAGGCAGAATTAGCAAGTTGGAGGAAGTAATCAATGCTAGACAATCCAATACTACAAATGTTAAGCGGAAGTCAACAGACACCGCAGAGTAATATCATGATGCAAGCTGTAGGAGCTATGTTAAGAGGTGAATCCCCTCAGTCATTCCTCCAAGATCTTGCGAAAACAAATCCCCAGTTACAAGGTCGTGACCTGTCAGATCCTAACAAGCTGGCAGAGACATTGTACACAGAAAAGGGCCAGGATATAAACGCAGCCAGATCATCCATTATGGATAAGATAAGCTCGTTTATCAAACACTGAATCATTCTTGCAAGATGATATAAAAATCTAACAGGAGGAAGAGAAAATGACTGAAGGAAGTTCATTTATGAGTTCCGATTGGCTTGGAGCTTTTCTGATTATCGCTATTCTTTTTGGCGGCGGTTTTGGTGGCTTCGGAGCTGGTAGAGGTCCTGTAGGTCCTATGCCTAACTACGCAACTGTTCAGGACGTAAACGAGGCTGTTAATAACCAGGCTACACAGGAAGGTATCAGAGACGTACTTCTCAGCTCAGCTAACAACAACTATGAGACAGCTAGATTGATTGATAATCAGTCTATGTATCTCACAAATCAGAACAGTACAAACATGATTAATGCTATCCAGGGATTTAACAATATCGGACAGCAGATCATGAATCAGACTAATGTTCTCGGCTCAAAACTCGATCAGCTCGGTTATCAGATGGAGTCATGTTGCTGCTCAATTAAGACTCTCATTAAAGACAATCAGATTGCCGACCTTACAAATCAGCTGAATAATGCTAACAATATTGCGGTCAACTCCGCGCAGAGTCAGTATTTGCTTCAGCAGATGGGTAAATGGGTAGCCAACGCACCAGCAGCAACCACATGAGGTAGCTTATGGAAATTATAAAAAGCATATCTCAGAAGATCGATTCTGAACTTGAAGATGCTCAGAAGTATATCAAATGTGCATACCATGTAAGAGACGAGTACCCTAGGCTGGCAGATACTTACTATCAGCTCAGTTTAGAAGAGATGAAACACGTAACTATGCTGCATGATAAAGTTGCTGAGATCATTAACGAGTACAAGAGAACAAATGAAGTGCCGGAATCAATGCAGCTCATGTATGATTATCTCCATGAGAGACATATCAAATGGGCGGCTAAGATAAAGGCCAAACAGGAAGCATACAAGATGTAAATTTTGGGAGGATCACTTTCAACGGTGGTCCTCTTATTCTTTAGGTAAAGCCATGAAAACAGGTATAAGCATATTACAGAAATTACATAGCCAGAAGAAAAAGCTATCTGGACTTGATAAGTATTGCATATTTTCGTTCACTTGCCTGATCGTGTTTACGGTCATAATGATTATCGTTCAGACAGTAACCGAAACGACACAGGACACGTTGATAACGTGTTTTTTTTCTGCCTTTGGTGGAGAGTTGTTACTATGCGCTATGATAAAGCGCTTAAAGCTTAAAAAGGAGGTAGGAGAGAATGAGTAAACTTACCAGTAGAAAATTTTGGATCTGTGTAGCTGCGTTCCTGGCTTCCGTAGCAACAAGTATCAGTGGCCTGGTAACTGACAACCAGACTGTAACGATTATCGGTACTGTCTGCGGTATATTGTCTGCTGCTATCTATGCTTTTTGTGAAGCTTGGGTAGATGGCAAGGCAGTTCAGGAGAAAGACAATGACTAATGCAGAAAAACGAGAGTTCATAAACACAATAGGTCCTATGATTCAGGAGGAGGCCAAAAAGCGAGGATATAAGACTTGTGCGGCTGTTGTGGCTCAGGCGTGTTGTGAGGGAAATTTCGGACAGTCGGTACTTGCTAAGCGCTACAATAATCACTTTGGCCTTAAAACTGGTTCGTCCTGGAAAGGTCCTTCGGTCAATCTAAAGACTAAAGAGGAATACCAGCCGGGAGTTTTGAGTACTATCCGAGATAACTTCCGCTGCTTTTCTGATATGCGGTCAGGAGTCTCCGGGTATTACGACTTTGTTAGTACTAGCAGATATAAGAAACTCAGAGAGGTTACTACTGCTAAGGAATACGCCCAGGCACTTAAAGCGGCGGGATATGCTACCAGTAATAAGTATGTAAATACTCTATTGTCCTACATAAATGCTTATGGACTGCTTAGATTTGATGGGTTTGAGGTCAATCCATATAAGTTGTCTAGTTCGCTTCTTAAGCGTGGAAGTAAAGGTGAGTCCGTCAAATGGCTTCAGTATGAGCTAAATCGTCATGGAGCTAACTTGCAGATAGACGGAATCCTGGGGCCAAAGAGTGAGCTTGCTATATGTCTGTATCAGAAAGATCATGGCCTTGTTTGTGACGGTAAGGCGGGGCCTGTAACTATATTGTCACTTAAGAATAATCAATAGGAGGTTATGAGAAATGGCTGTAAATGGTATGGGAAGATATGTGACACCAGATTATTCATATAGGCGTCCTGGTGCCCCCAATGTGATTAGTGGTGCTATTGCCGGTGCTATTGGTGCTACTGGTAATAATGCTGGTGGTGGTGGTACAGGTGCCGGCACTGTTAGAAATTCGTCCGGTAAATCATCTAAAACAGGAACAGGATCTATCAGCGGTTATGGAGCTACCATTGACGCATATGCCTTATATAACGCTCAGAAGGCCGCACAAAGGGCCGCAGCAGATGAAGCCTACAATAACACTATGGGAAGAATTGCGGGCGCATATGACAGCGCTAGTGGCTCTATAAGGGGTAATTATGATAGCACTGTTGGCAGACTGAACGACAGCAGAAAAAATTCACTCAGAAGGATCAACGTTGATGCAGAGGATAGCTTACGTCAGGCATACATTAACAACGAGCTTACGAAAAAGAACCTTAACCAGAGATTATCGGCTATGGGTTATAATGGCGGCGCTACTGAGTCTACAATGCTTAACTTGGCTAATGAGTACGCTAATAGCCGTTCTGATATTAACAAGAATCTGAACAGGAATATCACTGATCTTGAACAGACATACGGAGATAATCTTGCTCAGGCGCTACAGGCATACAACACAGCTATGATGAATCTTGATATGCAGCGTATGCAGATGGAGAACGCAGCAGAGACAGCAAGGGCCAATATGACAACTGCTAGCCCTGGCATTGAAAGTCTTTTGACTATGGACCAGAGCTATATTACAGCGCTTCAGAACGCCCTTCTTAATCAGGGCGGCTTTACATTTAGTGGCACAGAGGCTACTAATACATACAATCCGGCAAGTGTACAACAGGCTAGTTCACTTACTGACAGTACAAACGCTGCTAAGTTGGCTGCGGCTAAAGCTTTACAGTCCGGTGCAAGCTCTCAGCAGGTCCTTAATAGTCTCTATCAGCAGCAAGCTAATGGAGCTTTTGGAAATCCTAGTGATACAACTACACTTGCACAGATCCTTCGCCAGCTTGGTTTAGGTTAATGATTAAAGGGGTAACTTAAAGTTGCCCCTTATTTTTTTAGGGGGTTACAATGGCTAACTCAAAACAGTTTCACTTTTCAACACCTAATGTCTATCAGATCATAGCGGCTAATCAGGTACAACAGGCCAATGATGCCTACCAGCAGCAAGTAAACAGCCAGTACAACGAATGGCTTAAAACGCAGCAGACACAGCAGGTAGATGCCAACTTTTCGCAGCAGGTAAATAACAACTACAATCAGTGGCTTGCTGCTCAGAATACTCAGCAGACAGCGCCTAAACAGACTACCGCTGAAATTCCGTCCTTGCAGTCTGCCTATATTGCGCAGAATGATAAGCACAGAGACTATGGCGGGAAGATCGGTGCGCTTGAACGTACTAAGTTTTCTAACCAGCTCTCAAAGGCCAATGAGGAATCCAGGCAGAAAAGGCGTAATGAGTTTACAGGCAAAGTCTACAATATGCTTGATAATACTATGGATAATGCTGTCGAAATGGGCCTTAATCCTATTAAGACTACTGTTCCTGAAGGCCAGGAAGGAAACATAGGTTACGGTGTACAGCAGCTTGATCTTAGCAAGTATAAAATCCAGATGCCGGAGACTGATAATGACAGTGACGGCGTATTTAAGTATATCGAAGATCACCCGGAAGAAGCTGAGTATGTTACAAGATATCTTGATGAACATAACGGCAGAATGGATGGCATAGACTACAAAAAATTCCTTGCCAGACAGGACGATTACAAAAAGGCCCAGGCTTTTCTTGATCCTAGTTATAAGATGACAAAAGAAGAAGAGAAGTGGGCGCAGAAATACGCAAAAGACAATATCAAGAGACTGTCCTCTAAGCCTAAGAAGTCACAGTATGAGATTGAGGAGCTGCGTACTTGGAAGGATCTCAAAGATAAAACAAGTGAAGGTACATCTTTTGTCATGGGTGCTACTAATGAGGCCGTTAGAATGGCTAAGGCAATGGATAGATTACCATTCCTTGCACTTCCAAACAGAGGTATCGGAGCTGCGGTAAATCTTACCAGGCCGGCAAGAGAATCATTCTACAATATGTGGGAAAGTGAACCTGTATCTGACTTTGTTCAGAATCAGGCTGTGCAGAATCCTATTGCTACCGGAGCCGGAAATATGGCTACACAGGCTGCGTTATATGGCGTTACTAATCCCGCTGTTGATACGCTTGTTGGCGAACTTGGCCTTAAGGGTGCCGCTGCTTGGGGCGCTAATCAGTTAGGCCAGTTTGGACAGGATTTAGCGCTTGATACCATCCCCAGAGCTACAGAGCTTGCACAGGATGGTAACTTGTCTGCTGATGATCTTAAGAAGCTTGCTATTGAGGCTGGAATAAATATCGGTGCCAATGCTGCGTTTAGTATTCCTGGCGTTATCAAGGATGCAAGAGCACGTAAGCTGGCTGAACAGGCTGAGGCGGCTAGACAGGCTGACAATGAGATCAAGACCGCAGTAGATCAATACAATACAGCAAGACAGAACCTTGAAGATTTGAACGGACAGCTCAATGAGCTTGTAAGGAAGAATGAAGTTGAAGCACTAAACGTCAATCCGCTTGATATGGATAATGAGCAGTTCAACAACTTTATGAGGTCTTATAATAACCAGTTTAAAGATACATCTGCAATGAGAGACGTTTATAATGCTGAGGATCTTGATAGTATCATGAACAACCAGCTTAAACAGGCTATGGAGGATTATCACGTACCCGAAATGGATAATCCAAGGGTTGAAATGGAGCCTGTAGATATACCGGAGCTGGATGAATACGCTCAGATGTGGTCCGACAATATTCCTAAGGTTGAACAGCCGGAAGTTAAAGTACCTGAATCTGATGATTTAATTCCGAATATTGCGGAAAATACGCAAAAAGCTAAATCAAAACCCAAAAATATTGACCTTCCAGAAGAGGTCGTAGAAAAAGCTGAGTCTGATTTCTACGAGATCTATGATGCTATGGGTAAGATGCGACTTGCTGCTGAGGCTACAGAGAACGCTGCTGTAATGGCTAAGTATGAAAAGCTTTCTAAGGCCGTTTCTGACTACGAAAGAGCTGTGTTCAGAACAGAGTCCACCGAGGAAGTTATCAAGGCTAAAAAGGCCGCTGACGCAGCAAGACAGGGTTATGTTAGGGAAATGAAGAAGATAGATCCTAACTACACCGGAGAGCTGACAGGTACCAAACTTGGTAACGCTGCTTATAGGCGTACATCTATGTTAGGTGACGCAGATGCTAACCAGGCACTTGCTGATAGCTTTTTGAATGATGAATTAGAACTTCGTGAAACTAAAGGCGATAACCGTTTTGCTGTTGATGCGGAGCCGGAGAAACAAAAGGTATTCAGGAGTCCTACGGAAAGTGTAGAGCAAAGTATAGACAATGTTCCACAGGCTGACCGGATAAAGGGAAGTTACAACCTACAGACATTTGCTGATGGAGCCGCTAACGACCAGTGGAAATATTCTAAAATGCGTACTAACTCAATGGAGAAGTCCGGGCAGATTAAAAACCCTGATGATGCACCTATAAAGGACTATGCTTACAGAGTTGAACATGGAAGTGAGCAGCTTGATACTTTCAATGAGAGATACAAAGACAGTAAGAACGTTGTTTCTGATCTGCTTATGAAGGACCAGTTCGACGCTGCCGATATGCGTGGTTCGGTTCACGAATGGGAAAAGCTTATGAGCAGCGACGATATCAAAGATATTCGCAAGGCTAATAGGCTTGGTAAGAAAATGGCCTTTGAAGGCAGAGAAGGTGGTAGAACTGTTCAGGCTATCCAGGAAATGAACCGTAATACTCCTGGCGGTCAGCTCAGAGAAGCACAGCAGACAATCAATGATGCTATAGACAAAAGGTCCGGGCAGGGAACATCTGAAGCGCTTGATAATCTGTATGGCAAGATTGAAGATGCTTTTAATTCTGCTAAGGATAAAGACGATTTCATCAAGAAGTTAGAGGATCTTCTTTCAGGTGATTTGAAAGACCATGTATCCGCTAAGACAGCTAGAGGAATGAAGTCTAAGAGGATTAAAGGACTTGAAAAGGTAAAGGATCTTCTTAATGCCAAGGGTGGCACATTGAATGATGCTACTTTTAATGACATTATGGAGATACTTTACAAGAGCAACGGCGGGGTTCCTTTCAGTGCTAAAGCACAGCATGAAGTTTACAAGTTGCTTACAGAGGCCGCTAATTATGATCCTAAGTCTTATCAGTACAAGCTGTTACAGGCCAGAGCTGCTAGAAAAGTTATGGCAGAGGTACCGGCTGGACTTGGTGATTATATCAGAGCTTTCCTGTATGACAATATGCTTGGTAACTTCAAGACAGCTTTTTCACGTAACTTCCTTGGTAACGTGGCTTATCAGACATTGGAAGCAGTCAGAGAAATACCCACAGCAGGTGTAGACTGGGCCACTTCAAAGATAACTAAGAAACGTTCTGCGACACTCCCTAATCTGGAAAAAGCTAAAGCATATGGCGCCGGATTTAAAAAGGGAATGTCCGAACAGACAGGTGACGTTAGATATGGCGTATCCACAACAAGAAGTGGTGAGACAAGTTGGAAAGACGCACTAAAAAATAACAGGACTATTCACAACGATAATAAAAAGTTAGGGCATCTTGCTAACCAGGTAGATTTTTATGTAGAGGCCGCTATGAAGTACGGTGATAGAGGTATCTACGAAGGAAGCTATGCAAAGTACAAGACAGAACTTGAACAGCTCCTTAACAGGTACGGCAAGAACGGTGTTGTTGGATTGGAGAATGTAGATGATGCAGACATACCCGCTGTAATTGATATGCTTGCACAAGCCAGAGCTGCCGACTCGGTATTCCAGCAGCAAGGCTTTATGTCTAAAGGTCTTACAGAGATCAGAAACGGTCTTGGTAACGCTTCAAGAGGCGTGTTTGGCGTAGATATCCTTAGTACGGCTGCTACTCCATTTACACTTACACCCGGTAATATGCTTGAAAGAGCAATAGAATATACACCGCTTGGCCTTTTAAAGAACGGAGTACAGACAGGTGTTGAACTGGCTAAGGGTGGTTTTGATCAGAGAAGATTTGCTGAACAGGCTGGACGTAGTTTACTTGGACTTCCGATACTTGGTGGTATGTATGCCGGCGCTAAGAAAGGACTTATCAACGGTGGATACTCTACTGATCCAGATGAAAAAGCCGCACAGCAGGAAGATGGATTTATTGAGTATGGTTACAATGTTCCTGAAGGACTTCCGGTACTTGGTGGCAAGACATTAGATACAAGTGATCTGCCAGTAATAGGACCATTTATGCAGGTAGGTTCTGTTGTTGCTGAGAATGGTTTATCCCCGGAGTCAAGCTTGCAAGCGCTTGAAGCTGTTGTCGGTGGTTCTGCTACACAGGGAATCAGAAAAGCCTTTGGCGCTGATGCTTCATACAGCAGCCAGAATAGTGTTGTTGATAACCTGGCAAACACTGTTAAATCATCCGGCAGTCAGTTTGTTCCTTCACTTGTAAGGCAGACAGCACAGACTGTAGATCCTTACAAGAGAGATATGGGAGAGTACGGCACTGATGAATACTACCTGAATCTTGTTAAGAATAGTATTCCTGGACTGAGACAGACACTTCCTGTTAAGACTGATGTTGAAGGTAATCCGGTATTACAGAATCAGGGTAGAGGACTTGACAGCAAGATACTTGAAAATTATGTACTGCCTATGAATATGAGCGAGTATAATCCTTCCGAGTTGAATGTTGAAGCTACTAGATTAAGACAGGCTACCGGTGATCCTTTTGGATTTGCACAAAAAGCCAAGAGAAGTGATCTGAGAGGATGGGATGAAAAGGCCAAGACAGAGTTTACTGAGGAACAGTTTAGAACATACAAACAGGACCTTGGAAAACTTAACAGTTCAATGGGCCATGCTCTTATTGAGTCAGATTATTACAAGGGCCTTGATGATGCTACTAAGAACGCCAAACTTAAAGATGTATACGAGGCTATGAAGGCTGTTGCGAAGCATAATGCTACCGGACTTGAATCTGATAACAAACTTGCTGCAGCTTATATGGAAGCTGGCGGAGGCGAGAAGGGAAGTCAAGCTGTAATAAATACTTTGCAAGGCAACGAGATAAAGAAAGAGGCTGACATAAGCGCAAGTTCAAAGGCTGGAAAAGCTATTGATGCTGCTGCTAAGTCTGGTGATATTCAGGCAGCTAATGAAATTGCAGATGCTACTACGACCTTTGCTAAGATGTACGGTGACGAAAATGCCGGTTATGCTTATGGTCGTTATGAGCTGGCAAAGAGTAAAGATCCTTCATTGACTGTTGATAAATACACAAAGACTCTTAACATGATGGATGGCCTTGACGGAGAAAAGAAGAACGGACAGCTTAGCCAGAAGGAATTTTTGTCTTATGTTAATACTTACAAGAATGTCCTTCCTGAAAGCAGAATCCGGGAAATCTTTAATGTCTACGGCAAAGACTGGAAAGGAACTCTTTACATCAACAAAAAAGGTAATTGGGCCATTAAGACAAAGTAATAAAAAGGGAGTCAGGGTTAACGCCCTGGCTCCTATTTTTATGCAATCTGTTCTTGGCTCCTAATCTAAATTTAATAACTGTTTTTCTAACTCCTCAAAATCATATGTGTTTTGAGGAAAATTATTGAAATTATTTTTGCTTTTAGGTATATGCGGTTGTCCTTGGTATGACAACTCATTATTCTGTTCTATATTGAATCGTTGCTGCCCTTCTATCTGTTTGTCTTTTTTGTTGAATACGGCCTTTTTTACCGTCTCACCTGTGACAGTACTGGTTTGTATACCTTTTGCAATAAAAACGTCTTTTTCGAGGTCAAAATGCGCTTGTAAAGCCCTTGTTTCGATTATTGATCCAGTGGAAAATAAATAGCTATTGACCTCATATACTCCTCTGCTGGTCCTACGAATAATGTTGTACTTCTCACATTCCTGAATTAGTTTATTTACTCTGTCTAATGATATCTCTAGCATTTCCGCAAACTTTTCCTTTTTGGCTTTTAGCAGATATACTATGTTGGTTTTAAATTCCATTTCCTCAGCTATCATCATGCAGATAGGTACCAGATTTAGAGGTATATTGTTGTATGTAAAGATCAAGCTAAGATATTTTGAGACTTTTATAAATTCATCTGTAGGCTCAATCTTTGTTTTTTTTACGGCTCTTGAAGTACTGGTAGTGATTACTCCATCATCTGCGTTGAATATATCTTGTTTTACTGTCTCGATTATTGATGTTTGTGCCATATATCCCCCTTTTATAATGGTTATGAAAAAGCCTATTATAATGTTGTGACTTACATTTATAATGGTTATCGTTATACCCATTCCGTATCTATCATGCTACATTAAGATAGGTGTTTGTGCAACCACGAACATAAAAAATTGTAAAAATTCCACGATATAGGTGTATTTGTAACCATTTAATATTTACCAGGCACGTACCTAATAGGTGTCACATACATATCTTATAGTTGTCACACACCTATATCTAATCTTTAACAATGATTCCACATTCAGCACAAACACTACGTTTGAAAGCGTTGACTGGTTTGGTTTTTCCTATCTAGTATTTTAATGCGGTAAAATTGACTGCTAAGGTTAATGACTGAAATGGTTAACGCCAATGAATTTTCTAGTCTTTATTAGAATAATTAGTTCCACTTAAGGATAAAATTATTCTAGTTTGCATTAGAATTTATCCTTCTCATTTCCTCTTGAACAAGCTTGCGAACATAACCGGTCTTGCCACCGTAAATGCCTCCATGCTCTTCTAAAAATCTTGCTTCGCTTTTAAGAACACGTATGCCTAGTATTTCTGTATCATTGATATCATTAAACTTCTTCGGTCTACCAGGAGAAGCTTTTTTCTTTGCCGTAGCTGGTTTTTTCTTTGCAACTTCTGTCACTGGCTGTGGCGTTGGTTCTGGCTGTTTGTTCTCTTGCGCTGCTGGCTTTGCCTGTTCAGACGGTTCAGATCCGACAAGCAATTCATTCAACGACTTAAAGGCTACTTTTTTATCAGCCGACATTCTCTATGACCTCCTCGATAAATAATCTATATGCCTTTGCTACCGGATTCTTGGGCGCATACTCAATGATACTCTTTCCTACTGTTGTAGCCTCCTCAGCTTTTACTGATTCAGGGATCTCAAATGAATATATCTTTATATCGCTTCCGTAGGCGTCTTTTAGGGCCGTTATTATTTCTTTGGCATTGTTAGTCGTTCCTCTTACTTTCGTCAGTAAAATGCCCTCAATTTTGATATTTGGGTTAAGTCTCTTCTTTACTGTGAAGATCGTCTTAACAAGCATCTGCAATCCTTTGACTGACAAGTAAGCTGCCTGGCAAGGAATAATAACAGAGTCTACGCAAGCAAGTACATTGATCGTCATAATTCCCAGGGATGGCATACAGTCAATGATGATATAGTCGTAGTTGTCTCTGACCTGTTCGATATATGTCCTAAGAACATACTCCCTACTCATAACACTTATCAGCGTCATTTCCATAGCGCACAGTTCAACGTTTGATGGAACAAGATCAAGGTTCTCTCTGGGATGAAGTAAAGCATATCCGTCCGGTATATCCTCCTCGTTGATTACCTTCATAAAGATGTTTGAGATTGTCTCGTTCAATGAGTCCGGTTCGTCATATCCCAGACAGATTGTTAATGATCCCTGAGCGTCTGCATCTACTAACAGCACCTTTTTGCCCTGAGCTGCTAGGCCAGCTCCTAAACTTGTTGCGGTTGTAGTCTTACCTACTCCGCCTTTTTGATTGATAATTCCTATTACTTTTCCCATGCTTTACTCCTTTTTAGTTGTTTAAATTGAATAAATAGTTTTAATATATAAAAACATATTATTATATTTAAAATATAAAATCAATTAAATAATTTTAATATATTAAAACTATTAAATAGAATTAAAGGATTAAAACATATAAATCAATTAAAATGTTTTAAAATATTAAATGTATTAAATTGTTTAAATAGATTAAATGGTTTTTATCATTTTAATAGATTTCATTGATTTAATAGTTTTCCAAACTTATCGGCATATGCTTTGAGTACTTCGTCATTATCTGCACGTTCACGCTTGATTACTTCAATCATTGTCTTGGCATTGTTCAGCTCTATCATATAGTCAACAAGCTCCTGGCTTTCATCCCAACCGTATATCTCATTAGGCGTTACCTTTAGTACTTTGCATAACTCTTCCAGGGTATCTACGTCCGGCGAATTAGTTCCTTTTTCCCAATTAGATATAGCGCCTACAGATCGGTGTAACAAAATCGCTAAATCGGCCTGTGTAAGTCCTCGCATAGTTCTAAAATTCTTAATATTCTCTGATAATTTTTTCATGTTCTTACCTCCGTAAAATGATGATAGCAAAGGCTAATTATTGAAACAATATTTCGTAAAATAAATACATATGATTAAGTTGATAATAATATTTTAGTGATTTATAATATTGATATGGTTAACTTCGTGTGAAGTTATTCTAAAATTCAATAAAGAAAAACTAAAGCTGGGAAGGGAGGTAAGCATAAATGCAGACAGCTAAGAAGATCTCCGAGTATCTGGCAGCTAATGGAATTTCGCCTACGTTTGTAGCTTCCAAAGCAAACATTGAACGTCAAAGGTTCTATGCGTTGATTAGGGGAGAACGAAAAATGGACGCAGACGAATTTCTAAGAATATGCAAGGTCCTGGGGAAAGATCCTAACTTCTTTATGGATGTAGAGGAGGAGGGTGTATGAAAATTTCATATATTCAGAAGCTACCGAGGGGCCGCTTGAAAAAGCGTGGTGGATTTCTGAAAAAAATCTTTGTGAGGGGGATTCTAACCGGCCTTATTCTGATAGGCCCATCAATGAATGTCCGGGCAGAAAGCCAGGGCGTCGAATCAATCTATGATGATGGAATCCCAGTTAATGTAAGAATTTATTGTGAAGTAATTGGATCTCAATACAACATCTGTCCTGAGATATTGGAGGCGATAGCGTACCATGAATCGAGATTTTTCGTGGACGTAGAGAACCACAACTACAAGGGATTGATGCAAGTAAATGTTAAGGTCCACAAGTGCAGGCTAGACAAGCTAGGATATACCGAGGCAGATATGACAAGTAACGCCTATGCAAACATAGAGGTTGCAGCGGATTATCTGAAGGATCTGTACGATATGTACGGTGACGAGAATCCGATTGTCCTAAGTGTATACTCCGGGAATTGGAAAGCCGTTTCAGACTACAAGGAATATGGGTGGTTATGCCCTTATGTACAGGATATTTTGACGAGAAGTGCAAACTATGAAAGACAACACAATAAATGAGTGCCTATGTTCGCACCATAGACACCCAGGGAGTAATAAGCTTGACCGCCTAAAAAAACTCCGCTCTCCATAGTAGCACAAGATTATTTTCAAGACAATTTCTATTTTTCTCAAAGTATCTGCGATTTTCTTATTTATTTTTCACGAATAGCGGGGGTGAATATATGGATGAAATAACCGTAAAGCAACTGTCATACGATAGGATCATTGCCGCCTTAGAGCTGCTTAGGTTTAAGGCCAGTGGAGGTACCGGACTGTACAGGGATGATGTAAACGAGGTCCTTGTTGTAGCCGGATTGGAACCTATCAAGAAACCAGAGGTAAATGTTATGGAGGTGCAAAATGGGGATAACAGCACAAGTTGAAACTATCACGCCGGAAATAGCAAAAAAGTATCTTGAAACAATGGGGCCTAACAGAAGTATAAGTCCTCAAAAGGTACAGGCTTTAGCAGCAGATATTCTACATGGTAATTACGAACTTAACGGTGAAGGGTTGCAGTTTGACGAGGACGGCAGGTTGATAAATGGACAGCATAGATGCAGTGCTGTAATAGCTGCTAATAAGCCTATACAAAGTCTTGTGATCCGAGGAATCGCAAAAGATGTTCATATCTTTGATAAGGCCAGAGTACGAAGCACATCTGACACATTGAAATGTGGTGGAATGGACAAGATATTAGCATCAAGCAAGATCGTGGCCTTAGTTAAATTCCATTTCAGAGTACAGTACAAGAATAATCTTGTATCCGACTCAGAAGTAAGAGAATTTATTATGTCTCACAAAGAGTTTTTAGCCAGTACGTACAAGATCGCAAAAGGTAAGAAGAACAGTACGCTTAAGATCAATTCTGTAATGGCCCTGGCAATATACTACGGTGTTGTCCTGGGATATGACTATGATAAGCTTACTGATTTTTGCCGGGTGTATTCATCAGGACTGTATGAAAATCCAAAGCAGAAAGCTGCTATCATCTTGCGTAATGATGTACTGAATGGAAATTTCCCAGTGCATGAAAACGCAGAGAGATTGAAATTCTTATACGCTACAGAGAAGGCGATAGATGATTTTATTTATGGATATTGCCGGAAGCAATCTTATAAATCATGGAGTCAAGCTGTTTTCTCTAACAGCGCAGCAGTAAGGAGGTAGTTAATGGCTCAGGTTATAGGAATCATGGGTGAGTCTGGAAGTGGCAAGACCACATCTATGCGTAATTTAGATCCCAAGACAACCTACTACATTGATTGTGATAAGAAGGGGTTGTCCTGGAAAGGTTGGAAACAGCAGTATAACGCTGAAAAAAAGAACTACTACGTCACAGATCAGATATCCATAGTAGAGATACTTTTGGATAAGATCAGCACTCAGGAAGCACAGAAACATATCAAGGTAGTTGTTATTGATACGCTTAATGGCCTGATGGTTGCTGATGAAGTAAGACGTATGAAGGAGAAAGGATACGACAAGTGGACGGATCTTGCACAGTGTATATGGGGGTTACTGGATAAGCTCTATTCGCTCAGGGATGATCTGACCGTAATTGTTATCTGTCATTCCCAGACTCAGAAGGAAGATGATGGATACACGTTTACCAGGATCAAGACTTCCGGCAAGAAGCTGGACAAGCTCAATGTGGAATCCAAGTTGACTACCGTTCTGTATGCTATCTGCCATGATGGAAAGTATGTATTCCAGGTACACGCAAACAATTCAACCGCTAAAACTCCGTTAGGAGCTTTTGAGGATGATGAAATCGACAACGACATTACAACAGTACTTAAGGTACTTAAGGACTATTAAGGAGAAGAGATATGAAGGCATTTGATGGATTTGATAAAGCAAAAGAAGCAGCAAGAAACGCCGGAGGCAAGAAGCTTCCCAAGGGTGCTTATGCTGCCAAGATATTAGGCGTAAAGCTTGAAGAGGAAAAGAACCTTCTTACTGTTCAGTTTGATCTGACAGAAGGTGAGTATAAGGATTGGTTTCAAAAGCAGTTTGACGAGAATACTTCTGAGAATAAAAAGTACAAAGGCCAGGTTAAAATCTGGCTGCCTAAAGATGATGGTTCAGAAAAGGATCAGTGGACCAAAAATAGTTTTGCCAAGTGGACAAACGCCCTGGAAGATAGCAACGACGGTTATCACTGGGATTGGGATGAAAAGAAATGGAAGGGTAAGAAGATCGGCCTTGTGTTTGGTGAAACAGGTAATGTCATTGACGGTAAAGAGGTTGTCTATACAGAGGTCCACTTCCCTATTGCATTGAAGGACGTTAAGGATTACAAGGTGGAGTCTATCAAGATGAAAACCAAGAACAATTACGGACAGGCTAAAACATCATCCGGCAGCACAGATTTTATGAATGTTCCTGAAGGTTTAGAGAGTGAGTTGCCCTTCTGATCGGAGGTGTCATGCAGACATTCGACAAAATTCAGATGCTTGAATCAATGGTGATCCTAACTGACAGCAGAGAGAAACCTACCAAAAAGGCCGACAAGAGGTATGAAAGTTTTATGTTCCCGCACCGGAGAGCCACATTATCTTATGGGGATTATACCTACAACGCACAACTTCCTAGTGGTAAGTGGTTGTATGACGAGTCGGAGACAGTCAAAGGTAGTGCGGTGATCGAAAGGAAGCAGAATCTTGACGAGCTGGCTATGTGCTTCACAAGCCAGAGAGAGAGATTTGAGCGTGAGTTTCAACGAGCTGCAGACAATAAGGCAAACATCTTCCTGTTAGTAGAAAATGCGTCCTGGGAACACTTATTTAATCATAAGTATAGGTCTAAATTTCATCCTAGCGCCTTTTTTGGCTCCATAACTTCATGGGTGATACGTTATGACATTAAGCTGATTTTCTGCAAAGAAGAGTACTCTGGACGCCTTATCAGGGAGTTTCTTTACCGGGATCTAAGACACCGGATAGAGCAGGGTGAGTTTGATGAACCTGGAACAGATTAGAAATCAATACTCTATGGCTGATGTAATCCGTAAATGTGGCCTGAAAATAGAACGTGGCGGCTTTTGTGTTTGTCCTTTTCATAGCAAAGATAACACTCCGTCTTTGAAGATATACAACAAGTCATATTACTGTTTTGGCTGCGGCAAGGGCGGAGACGTTATCAGCTTTGTAATGGACTATAACGGATTAGATTTCATAGAGGCGTGTGAATGGATCAGCGGCGAAGAGCTAACCAGAAGCACAAAAAGACATATAGCGGTTGCCAGGATAAAGCAAAAGAAAGAGAGACGAGACAGCACAAGGCTAGACAGGGAACTTGATAAAGTTAACCGGGAGCTGACAGGGTTATGGAAACAATACCAACAGGCAGCGCCGTTAACTGATGAATGGACGAGGCTTTATAACAAATGGCAATTGCTATGTTACAAGCAAGAAACTATTTACAACGAAATGAGGGAACAATGACAACAGAAGAGATTATGGCTTATAGCCAGGACCAACTATTCAATAGAGATAACCTTCTGGCGGTCTTTGAGGAAGAATCTGAAATGGACAGGTTTTTCCTTCTGGAAGCCTTCATAGACAAGAGCGAAGAGTTTAAGTGTAAGGGCAAAATGAAGTCTCTTATCAGTGCTGTTAAGAAGGATCTTGACAGGGAGATTAAGGCACAGAAAAGAGCTGCTAACAATCAGACTGAGTTTGGACACCCAGCCGGAGAACTCTTATGCGGAAGCTGGATTGCTGATAAGACAGGAATCAAGATACTAACAATATTCGGTGACAAGCTGGCTTGCTATCATCCTATATTACCTATTGAAAGACTGTTCAATATCGAGACAAAAACAGAAAAGGTAACTCTTGCATATTTCCGGGATAATTCCTGGAAGGAGATTACAGTAGACAAGGCTATTATTGCCAGTGCTTCAAAGATCGTGAAGCTTGCTGACTATGGCATATCTGTTACATCAGAGACAGCCAAAACATTAGTACAGTACTTGTCAGATGTGGAGAACCTTAATGTTATCCCGGTAAAGAACAGCACAAGTAAATTCGGCTGGCATGGTACAGACTTTATACCGTTTGATAACTCAGTTGTGTTTGATGATGAGTCCAGATTTAGAGAGTTATCTAAATCATTGGCGCCAAGAGGCAGCTATGAAATGTGGCTTGACCTGGTTAAGGAGATCAGGAAGAACACAATACACTATGAGCCACAAGTATATATGTCTGCCTGTTTTGCCAGTGTCCTAGTCAGTAAGCTAAATATGCTTCCGTTTATCGTAAATCTGTGGGGAAGCACCGGAAAAGGGAAAACCGTTGCGCTTATGATGGCCTGTTCAATCTTTGCTGATCCGTCAGAAGGAAAATATATCACTGACAGTTACGCTACACAAAATGCCTTTGAGATAAGGCTTGATATTCTTAATCACTTGCCGCTGTTGATGGATGATATGTCAAAGGTCAGAGATAAGATGAACAACGACTTTACGGATCTTATCTACCTGCTTTGTTCCGGCAAGGGCAAGGACCGCAGCAACGTTGATTTAGGTCTTAACAAAATGAAGTGCTGGCAGAACACAATACTATCCAACATGGAGCGCCCACTTGCTACCGAGACAATGAAGGGCGGAGCCATTAACAGAATATTGGATTTTGAAATGGTGGATGGTTACATCTTCCAGGATGGAAACAGGGTAGTAGAGATCCTTAAGGACAACTACGGATGGGCCGGACTTAAGTATGTGGACTTCATTAAGGAGCTGCCAGTAGAAGCTATTAACGCAATTAGGAAGGACTTTGAACGCAAGATCAAGGAAGAAGCCAAGAAGCAGAACAGCGAAAAGGAAGAGAAACAGATATTGCCTATGAGCTTACTTCTGACAGCAGACAAGATAGCCACCGATTATATCTTTGAGGACGGGATCTATTTAGATATTCCGACAATGGTTAGTCAGCTTAAAGATGTGAATGACGTTAGCGAAGGTCTTAGAGCTTATGAAACTATCATGGACTATGCAGAAATGTACGCAGCTAAATTCAGTTCAGATAATCAGTTCAAGCCGGAGTCCTGGGGATTTGTAAAAGATGGATATATTCACATCATACCTACAACCTTCAAAAACATAGCCAAGAATGAAAATTTTTCAGTCAAAGCATTTTGCACCTGGGCGAAACAGAAAAAACTTTTGGAGGCTAACAACAAAAATCAAAACATTGTCAGGATCGGAGACAAGACTTGTAGGTTCTACTCGATAAAAATGGGTTATAACAAGGAAAATGCCGAAAACGCAGATGAGTTCAGGGATGCAAACAGTTTTGACGAACTACCGTTCGATTAAAATGTTACGCTGTTACGCTTTTTACATCCTAAAAACATATATATATATAAGAGTTTTTTTATTTCTCAATGGTGAGATATAAAAAATCCTACATGCGTATATGCAATTTGTGTAACAAGCGTAACAAGCGTAACTATTCAGCAAACATCTAGCTTAGAACGATTTTGAAAAGCGTAACAAAGGCGTAACAGGGCGTAACAGGGGGGATAAATACTATGCAAATAACAAAAATTATCTGTGATTTATGCAGACAGGAAATAGACAACAGATTGGAACAGAGTCACTTTGAGTATTACTTGCCTTTTAATACTGACAGAAAAACAGGCGAAGTAAACATACAGCCAAGGAGACATAATCTGTGTGAAAACTGCGCAAACTTGATTAAGGAGACTTGCGAATGTATTAAGGCCGAAGCTGATCTGAGGGGGTAACGCCTATGGAGACAGAGAAGTTTAAGGAAATAATTTATGGTCCTTATGGTGATACCTGGAAGATCCTGAAGCTATTGCAGCACGTAGGCGAAGGGGGATTTAAGTATGAAGATGCAGAGGACTACTGGAAGGCCATAGCTGAGTTTGAAAAGAAGTACAAAGATAATAAGTTTGCTGACTTTATGGTAAGAAATGTCCTGAGCCATGCAGACAATATCATTATTAGGATGAACGAGGGGGAACAATGAGTAAGAGAACACCGGGAAGAAATAGTCCGTACTGGACACCCAGACAAGACTACCTAACAGCAATTCACTGGTGCTTACGGTACAACGACTGGAAAAAAGAGCTTGCTAAGCTGCCGTATACGTCCAGGGGGATAAGGTACGACAGCGACAAGGTACAGACAAGCAACGATTATGACGCAACCGCAGAACTGGCTATGAGGAGAGTCGAGATAGAAGCTAAGATCAATCTGCTTGAATCTACTGCAAGGTTATGTATGCCGGAGTTTACTGAATATCTGATAAAGGGGGTAACGACTGAAGGGATAAGGATAGAGGATCTTATTGCTCAGGGTATGCCATACAACAGGAGCGTGTATCTGAGAATGAGACAAAAACTTTATCACTTGCTGAGTAAGAAGATATGAAATGTGACAAGGATTGTTTCAATTGCAAATATGACGATTGCATAATAAGCCAGCGTAACGCCGTTAGCGGTATGAGTACAAGGCCATACGTCAAAAGAAATATCGTTGCTAAAGACCGGAATGAATATAACCGGATATACCACCAATTATTCGACAAAGACAAAAAGGCCATTAGAAACAAACGTTACCAGGAAACGCACAAAGAAGAGGTTAGCGCTTGGCATAAGGCTTACTACCAAAGGAAAAAGGGGGAGAAATGCGGTGTGAGTGGTGCGATAGACAAATAGGCGTAGGACAGTATATCCAATATGACGATATGTTTTTCTGTGACAGGGATTGTTTAGGCGAATATCTTGTAGATCATGTTGAGGACGAAATCAAAGATTGCTGGCTTGAAACACCGGAAAATATTGAGGCCCTGACAGCAGAAGAGCGTGAACAGATCAGAAGAGATTTAGGGGGTTATTATGAGTGATTGTAGATATTGTAAGTATGCTATATGGGATTCAGAGGAATATTACAGCGGAAAATCTTGCGGTTTATCTGGATCAAGCAGCAGAGCCTTTGTTGAGGATTGTAGTAGAGAAAACGCAGCTTTCTTTGATGAAGGAATAGAATGCGAGGACTATGAGGAGGTCAACTACTATGAGGACTAAAAACAAAGAGGATATGTCAGTCATTGAGCAGATAGAAGCGATCAAGACTGAAGTATGCGACAAGTATTGTAGGTTCCCACAAGCAGTACATGAAATGTGGCTGAAAGAAGAGATCGAGGATAGAGACGAATTTCTGGAAGAGAAGTATTGTACTTCTTGCCCGTTGCGTGAACTGTGAGGTGCCTATGAATATTGACGTTATGTTTAGCAGTAATACGGATCAGTGGGCCACACCCAAAGACTTTTTTGAGGCCCTAAACAAAGAGTTTAATTTTAACCTTGATCCATGTGCTGATGATAACAACCACAAGTGCGAAAAATACTTTACTGCTAGTATTGATGGGCTTTCTCAGAATTGGGGGGGGGTACAGGGTGTTCTGTAATCCACCATACGGAAGGACTATTAACAAATGGGTAAAGAAAGCATATGAGGAAGGACATAAGGATAACACGCTTGTTTGTTTGCTGATACCGGCCAGGACCGATACGAAGTATTTTCACGATTATATTCTGAATAGAGCTGAGATCCGGTTTATTCCTGGAAGGCTTAAGTTTGGCAATTCAGTAAACGCAGCACCATTTCCAAGTATGTTAGTTATTTTCAGAGGACCAGGGATGTAAAAAATGACACTGTACTTAAAAACAACACAAGATAAGTACGAACTTCCTATAGCTGTGGCTGATACTGCTGCTGAGCTTGCCAAGATATTAGGAACTTCGCCCGGAGTAGTTTGGAGCAGTATTAGCCACAAGCGAAAAGGGTGGTACAGAGTGGAGGTGGAGGATGAGCGAACAGTTAGAAGGGCAAATGAATATCTATGATTTCCTTTCAGATCCAAACAAAGAGCCGGAGATTAAGGATGAATACATCAGAGAAAATCCTACGTGCTTTTATGTTTTTGGACATTATCTGGACAAGGAGCAAGGCTGGCATAAGATGCCGGAAGAGCTTCCGACATTCAATACATGGACGTTAGTTGATGTAGTCTTGTTTGGCAAAAAGACCGGCACAGCATGGATGGAGCATGGAAAATGGGAAGCACAGTATTGGGCCTTTAGAAGCGTTGATAACAGGGGAAACGCTGAAACAACAGAAATATTAGCCTGGAAAATATCTGAAAAGGACGAAAACTAAATATGGAACTAGAGCGAGCAATCATCATATGTATCATCATTATCGGACTTGTAACGTTGACAGAGATCATAGATAAGGACGACACCACATGATAAACGGACAGAAAGTATGGATTTTTAAAAACATTAACAGCTTATCATACAGCGAAGAGGACAAGTTAGACGCAATAGATCATGTTGTTAGTAATAGCTGCTATCAGAACATTACTAAGGATGATATGTGGTATGTCCTGAGGTGGTTAGTGAAAAGATTAAACGAACAGGGGGAATGTAAAAATGAGTCTGAGTGAGGAAAAAGCAAACAGGTTAGCGGAAGAGGTATGGAATAGTACACACAAAGGGATCAAGTTATTCATAAACTTGTCCAGGACGTGCAACATTGAGGATAGCATGACAGAGAAGTGTTTGGCAGAAATGATAGCAAGTGCATTTTATGAGCTGGATAAAGAGAAGGAGGCTGACAATGACAGAAAATCAGCTAAATAAGCTTAAGAATAGACTCCTTAACGTCCAGAACCAACTAGCTGGAGCCGGGGTTATCTTATCAAAGGGTGAGCCGTTTATTAACTCCAAGATCCAGGACGCTTGTAAGCTTATCAATGAAGCATTTAAGATGTGCGATACTATCAAGACGTGCGAAGATCCTCCGCAGCCTAGCAAAAAACGCAAACAGAGCTATTCTTATCTGACGCCACACGTTGAAATAATCCACCGAAAGGAAGCACCAACATACAACAGACTATGCCGGAACTATAGCGAGATCCGCAACCGTAAGAACGAAGTAATAGAGCGCACCTGTGTTGTTGGAATGGATATGTGTTATTGCAGTAAGAATTGTGCCTATGCGACTAATAACGTTTGTTCCACCAGGGATGATGGACGGATAGGGGGTAAATGGAGATGACGATTGAGGAAATTATAGGAGAGCTAGAAAGTACAAAAGATTATCCAGCAAGTGACCCAGCAAGTGATGAAGCATTAGCGGGTGCAATAAAAATTATTCACAAGTATCAGAAGATAGAGCAGATTGTATCTGATTTCAGAGAGTATCAAAAAGGTGTTTCATGTGGCTTTGGCGGTGAGGTATATATGCAGATGGTTAGTGAGGTGGTAGAAGATGGGAATGACGATTGATACTGTGACTAAATGGCTAGGCATTATAAGAGCAAATTTGAAAGTATTTCCTGAAGTGGGAAGTGACAAAAAGATAGAATCTTTAGATACGGCAATATCCTATCTCAAGGATTTGGAAATGTACCAACTTGACTACGAAGCACGATTAAAGGCTGATATGGTGGCTATGCTTACAGAGATACAGATGGAGATTGAGGAAAAAGCTGACGAAATTAGCTTTTTATCTGAGGATTTTCATGGAAAACGCATAGATTTATCTTTAGCCAATACAATTATTCAAGAGAAAATCAATGCTCTAAAGGCAGATAAGGAGTGATAAGGAATGAGAAAGGATAATTTAAAAGGCAGATGCCCAATCTGTGAGTATTTATTTGATGATTGCCAATGTTATTATGCAGGGTCAGCACATCCCGACAGGTCAGCAAGAGCAAGTGTTGTATTTGACCATATATATCTGTTTGACAGAGAACAAATAAAGCATATTAGAAAGGTACAACATCATTGGCAAATATCATACGCTGACAGCGAAAAGAATCAAATATTAAAAGAATTAGAAATGCAGACAGGAGCAATTGAATGATAATTAGAGAAATTATTTAGATGCGGAGGCAGAAAGCGAGGATAACAAATGACACAGAAGATAACAATTGATGGCGATAACTGTTATGTAGAACCATTCCCCGACAATGCAACAAACGGGGATATTATTACGGCTATGTTATTGACTGACAAAGATGATATCGATATTAAAGATCACGTGGTTTTTATCAACAACTTCCAGATGATTATAGACAGAGAATTTTGGTTCGCACCATTTAAGGGAGGTAAGATAGATGAGTGATATATTATTTATTGGGTTGCTGGTTCTCTGTTTGCTGCTACTTCTAGCCACAGATGGATATGTTAAGAGTGTAAGCAATTATTGCAAGGCTGTTGAAGAGGCAAACAAGGCCCGACAAGATCTGATAGATGAATTGCTAAAGTCTTATCACAGCTCTACGGAAATATACCGCCTTCTGTATGAACAATACGAGAACTTGTATAATTATGTTATCAAGGAGGGTTCCAACAATGACAGCACATGAAATCTTAGCATTGTTCTGGATAGTCATAACCTGGTTAGGCTTTTTGTATGCCGGGTACTTTATCGGTTATCGAAGGGGGTTTAGGGATGGAAGATCCGACAGTGAAGATCCTAACTAACCTGGCTAAACAGGTAGGAGACAGACAAGACATTATGATGGAGGTTGTTTTATACGAAGATCATGCGGAGGTTTATATATTGCCGTTGTATGACGATAGCGAAGATCAGGAACATATGATATAATACATATATCCTTTCTAGTTGTTCAAATGGCCTGAACAGCTAATGAGATTGTTTATATCTTGCTGGTTACAAGATAAGAAAAGAACCTGGACCGTTAATGATCCAGGCTCTTTTTCTGTCCTAATAGAAATATCCGCTGTATTGCAGCTTTAATATTTCATCATCTGTAATTTTCTCGGTTCCATTGTCTGACATGATCGCACTAGCAATATCACCTTTGCACCAGTCCTCTATTCCTTCCCAGGTCCAGACATTACCGTTGTAGTCCTGCAATATCAATAGATCGTGCTTCCTGTCCAGGGCATAAACCTCAAATGTTGTTGGATACGTGTCCGTTTTAACCTTCCCAGCACCAACAGCGGATAAAATAACCACTGTAGCACCAAAAGCCGCTAAGAAGCCTCTTAAAATCATTTTTTTCATGTGTTCTACCTCCTATTAGTAGCCTAACCAGGCTAACAGGTTCAATCTGCTATAGCCGGTCAGGTCGATTACTCTGTCATATAACATCTTGCCGCCGTTGTCTGCGTAGATTCTGCCGTTTTCCTCATAATAGTTCATGTTGTGAAGTCTTAACATCTTTGCTATCTGCTTGTTTGTCATGTTCTCAACCTCCTCTCCGTAGGCTAGTTCATAATGTCCTAGCATTTCAGGATCTAACATTTCTTCAATGTCAATTATCATATTGTTTCAACTCCTTCCGCCTTAAACTGTCCTATTAGGGCCTTAAGATGTTCAGCAAGATAAAAAAGATCTTCGTCAAAGTCTCTAGTTAGTGACTCTGTTAATTCCTCGTTGATCTGCTCCAGGTTGTAAAGCATTTCAGATAAGTTTTCAACTGGCTCTGATTCCTGATAATAGGGATCGTACTCATTAACAAAATCATAATATTTGTCTGCTAGTGTTTTCATGTTTAAACCTCCTCAATATATCTGATAAAAAGATCTGCGTTAGATACTGTGTTATATATTTCCAGTGAATAAGTTCCATTAGTTCTGTGGATCCTGTAGTTTATTTCCTTCCAGGTGTCACCAATGCCAAACAGCAAGTAATCAACTCCGGTATCATCTGCGGAGCCTTCCAGCAGTACAATGTTATGCACTGCCGGAGCCATATCTAAAGCGGCTTTTAATATCTTCTTTGCAAAGTTCTTAAGTTCTGTATTATTCATGTGTTAACCTCCTATATAACGATATCGTTATTAAAACAACTGCTTATATCTAACAACGTAGACTGTTATGATTTCCTCATGTTCTCCGATGCTCAGGAAGCTAGATAAAGATCCTTTTGTTTGTTTGGCTGCTTCCCTGGCTTCTTGCTCGTTGGTGTATGTTCTTTCGTAGTATTCCATTTTTTTAACCTCCTTTGTTTGTGTCCTATTGGTAAAAGCTCCAGCCGGTAATGATCCGGTGTGATCCTCTCCTGGAGCTAGTCATTTATGCTACTTCGATATATCCTTTGTCGGTGCTGATCCAATGGCCTTCAAAGCTCATGTCTCTTCCGTATGCTTCAAAATCGAAGTAATAACGAAGGTTTTCCGGTATGCTATCAAGTAGGCCAGTCTCTTCTGCGTACTGCTCAGCGACTTCTGTCATTGAGTCGCAACCGGGATAAAAGAAACAATCGTCTTTTTTGTCCAGAGCCTCTTCAAGATCGTAACCATCATCTAACAAGGCCTTGACTATTGTCTGTTCGTATTCGTCCAGATCCTCGACTGCCTCGGCAATCTCGTTTAACCTCTCCAAGCTGTCATATTCTCCGATTCTGAGATAATCACACTCATAATCTGTAATGAACCACTCTTCATACTCTCCGTAATAGTCGTTTGTTGCGACCTGTCCACGTCCGTTAGAGTAGTAGTGCACATCATCATGTGACACCTGGATCTTATCAAAAGCTTCGGCAATCTCTTCCTCAGTTGCTGGAAGTGATAACCAGACATAATCTAAAACTCCTTCGTTGTACTTTCCTAAATTTGTTAATGCTACATTCATCATTGTTTTATCCTCCTGAGATTGTTTTGTTGTTTGCTGATGAAATAACAATACACTAACGTTAGTATTAAATCAATTGGCAAATCTATATAAAAATACTAACGCAAGTATTATGTCTCATTGTGCAAATGTTACTAACGCAAGTAATCGATATATATGGTATAATTACCCTTAAATATAGATAAATACTGATGTTAGGAGGATTTTAGAACATGGCAAGACCGAAAAAATTTGAATCAAAGGCAGTATATGACAGGCTCTATATGACAAAACAAAAGACCCGGCTTAATTTCGTAATGGATAAAGAAATGAAGGACCGAATAACGCTTGCAGCAGATAAGGCCGGTCAATCTATGGCAAAGTACGTTATAGAAGCAATAGAGACACGACTATATAAAGACGGTTTTGAAAAATCCGGGCCTGCTGCTTCCGACCTGGAAGGCCAGGAGGCAAAAAAAGAAAAATAATTCCACTAAAGCACAATAATTCAATTATTCTATTACTGTAAGAATCTATAAACATAACCATAAACAGCTAGAGCTTAAAACTCCGGCTGTTTTTTGTTTGCTTCTATATAATGCAAAATATTTCGATCTGGAGGACCTGAACAAATGGAAGAGAATAAAACAACAAAACCTAATAACGTTGCTGCGGATCTTCCAGAAGTTCCAAGAGACGAAAACGGCCAGATTGATCTGGATGCTATTACATTATCAATAGACGAAAAAAACAATAGAATTGTTCCTGATGATATATTTGATAATTACTATAAAGAATTACCACAAGGAACAAAAAACAGTTCTGGAACTTGGAGAGCTTCATGTAATGGAAAATTAAAAATACTCGGTGGTGATCCTGAAGGTGACAAAGAGATCCACAGGGCCGGAGGAGAAGCGATACAAGCAACGGCTAGGCAACGCCGAACAAGTAGACAGATTTTAGAGGAATTAGCTAGTAAAAAGGCTAATAGAGAAACTATAGAGCGGTTAGGCTTGGCGGAAGGTACGAGCAACCTGGAAGCGCTGAATTATGCGCAATACATCAAGGCCCAGCAGGGAGACACTAAAGCGGCTGAATATATTCGTGATACTATGGGAGAGAAGCCAACGACCGAGATCAGCGCAGAAGTGACAGCGGTCACACCTGAAGATCAAGAACTCATGAAGAGAGTTGCAGCCAGGTTAGATAGTGGTAATTCATAATAGGACAATATATATAAATACTTGATTATTATTAATATCTACACTGATCCGGACCAACAGACCAACAGGCCAAAAAGCCAACAGGCCAGACGTGGCAAGGGATTGCGGGTATTTTAAAGGTCTTTTCAACTGTTCGCAAAATCATTGTTTAGCGAATAGTTATAGAAATATGTCACCGGATCACCAGGCCAACGGCCCACGATCACCGCAGCATTATTCTATATATTGAATGGTGTTCTCTTCATATATGGAGCGCTGCCGGATCTGCGGGCGCTGATCTGCCGGAGCTGGGCCTCCCCCTACCCCCACCCCGCCAACCGGGGCCGAGCCGACGAGGGAACCTATATATCCACCAGAATATTTTTTCAATTTTCAGAACTGTTAACACCTAATTATAAGTCTGAGTGGTGTGAAAATGGAATACAGAGAATTTTTTGTTAAGGAGATAGTTGAATGGTAAATGCGGTACTTCCTGTATTGCAGATGATTCTTGCTGCTGGAAATATTGTAATAATTGGATATGGTTTTTATAAGTTTCTTGGGAAGCCGCATAGTACGCTTGAACAGAAGATTGTGAAACTTGATACTGAGCTGAAGGAGTTAAAGGACCGAGTCAAGGAAGGCGATAGAAATATAGATATAAATGGGGATGCCCTGGAAGCGATACAGAGGTGCTTGCTCTGTTTGTTGGAGTTTGAGATCAGTTATTGTATTACTACCGGGTATGGGAATACAAAAGAGCTGGAAGATGCAAAGAGAGAGCTGCATAGTTATCTAGCAAAAAGATGAAATTTCTTGCGTCATTCATATACAATATTTACTCCTCTTTCGCCCTGGTAGGTGTCATAGCCTATTGGGGCATTCGCGCTTTGTTTTTATCTCTGGCCTTGCAAGGTTTCGCAGCCTTGTAGGGCATTAGGCGTTTGCGCAGCGCCGACGTGTATTTTGCCCCTCCCATTTGTTAGTCCTCCTAACATGGGAAAGAAATCTTCTTTTTTTCACATTTATGTTCACCTCCAACGAATAGTTAAATGTGACCTGACAGGGTGTCATAGCTCTGCCGGGTATTTGCTAGCGCTTGGCATGGTGCTAGCGCCCCTGACGAATATCCATAAAGTACATTTCCTTGATGGCCTTACAGAGTGTCAAAGCTTTGTAAGGTCTTTTTTCAGAGTATGGCGAAAACGAGAGTGGTCGGCGTGAGGCTGACAGAGTATCAGATTGAGAAATTGAAAGAGATATCCGGGAGAGAGGTAGTGACGGACTATGTTCGTGTGCTGATTGACAAGGATATCAACAGGTATAATCGTGAGCGATTTAGGGAAGATCCGGCAAGCAGAAATTGATTACTGTGCAGGTGATATCGTCTACTTTGTAAAGACGTATGGACATATTGAGGACAGGAATAGCACTGAGGTTATCCAGCCGTTCAAGCTGTGGAAGGAACAGGAACAGGCATTACTTGATATGTTGAACCACAAGTGGACTATCATCCTGAAGGCCAGGCAGCTTGGTATTTCCTGGCTGGTATTGCACTATGCTTGTTGGCTGATGGTAACTAGGCCCGGTAAGAATATTATTGGTCTTAGTAGGTCAGAGGACGAAGCAAAAGAGCTTATCCGTAGAATGAAAGTTATTCTCCGCAATATGAGAGGATTAGTTCGTGAGAAAGGCGATCAAAGAGGTTGGGATGGGAAGGTATTCGACGGTTCCGCTCTGACGGTTACTGTAAAGACACCCGGCAAGGGTGATTCTGTATTTCAATGCTTTCCTAGTGGAGAAAACGCAGCAAGATCATTTACGGCTGACTTGCTTATTTTTGACGAGTGGGCCTTCCAGCAGTTTGACAGAGCTATCTGGACTGCGGCGCTTCCGGTTGTAAACAGGCCCTTATCTGGACAGGTTATCGGCGTAAGTACCATTAAGAGAGGTAGTTTGTTTGAAGAACTCTACACTAATCCTGATAACGGTTTCTATAAGCTCTTTATACCTTGGTATGCAGATCCGACGAGAGATAAGAAATGGTACGAGGAGACGGAGAAATTATCAGGCAAGGCGGCAATGTGGGCGGAGTATCCAGAGACAGTAGAGCAAGCCTTAGATGTTCCTGGTGGAAGGTTCTTTCCGGAGGTATCGGATGCTTCTATTGTCAGTGAAGAGAGGCTAAAGCAGAACACTATCTGCTATTGTGCGCTTGACTACGGCCTTGATATGCTGGCTGCTTACTGGATTGTTCGTGATGCGTTTGGAAACAGCCAGGTAATCAAAGAAGTCTATGAACCTAACCTGATTATTGGCGCTGCTGCTGATAGATTATTGAAAACTACTGAGTATTTAGTGGAATCTGAGCAGATAAGTAAGGTTCAGTTCTATCTTGCCCCGCCTGATCTGTGGAACAGGTCACAGGAAACAGGTAAAAGTAGGGCGATTTTGTTCGGTGAGAACGGCGTTAACCTTACTAAAGTGAATAATGACATAAAAGCCGGCTGTAATGCCATGAAAGAACTGTTATGTCATGGAGAAGGACAGAAATCTAAGCTTACAATACTTGGAAATAGCGCTCCTAACCTGCTTAGGTGCCTTAAAAAGATACAAACTGACGAGAAAAAACCTAATCAGTACGCTAATGATCCGCATGAGCTGACACATTCCGTTGATGCTTGTCGGTATTACTCGATTTATTGGACAAATCCGGCGAAAATCGAGGAAACAAAGAAGCGGCATAAGTGGAGAGCCGACCAGTGGGAAGATTACCGTAACGCTTCACCTGAAGATAAGCGCTATCTGATAAGCATATGGGGAGAGCCAAGGTGATGTTTAAGAGGTTTAAGAAGATGGTAAAGGAAATTACTATACCGAAAGACGTAAAAATGTGGACTGCCAGGCTTGATAACTGCCGAGAGCACTATGATAAAGAGCGCACCGACATGAAGAAGTACATGGACTACTACGAAGGTACCAGGAAGCTTCAGCCGGACGCTAATCGTGGCGTAGATCCTACAAAACTTGCGACTAACGTTAGAAACATAGTCTACGAACTTATAGAATCACAGGTTGATAGTAGTATTCCAATGCCTAGAGTTAGGGCGATTCATTCTGAGGATGATGAACTGGCTAAGAAGATGGAAAAATTCTTAGAGAATAAGGTTCGTACCTGTTCGCTTGCCCTGGTAAATGATGCAGAGGAGAGAACCGTACCTGTTCTGGGAGGCGATTACTACTATGTACAGTGGGATCAGACAAGAGGATTGCACAGTGAGATAGGTGATCTAAAGGTAACAGAGCTTCATCCTAAGAAGGTTATCCCGCAGGTTGGCGTTATCGACTTTGACGATATGGATTATTTCTTTATCCAGGAGTTAATGACGAAGAATACCGTAAAACGTGTTTACGGACAGGATGTATCGGATTGCGCCAATGAATATCCTGATATGACAGAGGATATAGACGGTGCAAGCCAGAACGAAGAGCTAGTAACAGTCAATACCGCTTTCTATCGGAACGATACCGGGGGAGTCGGTATTTTTGTTTGGTGCGGAAATGTAAAGCTGCTGGATCTTGACGAGTACGAGGCCAGATATCTTGATAAGTGTTCTAAGTGCGGTGCTGTTATGGTTAACGGCGTTTGCCCTGAATGTGGCAATAAAAAGGCAGAAAAGCGCAAAGAGGACTATGAAGAGCTTGTAGATGCTATCGAAGTTAAGATAACCGGAGGTGGAAGCCGCCAGATTATGCCGGAGGAAATATCCGAGGTGCCAATGCTGGATGAAAACGGTATACCAATGGTGGACCAGTACGGACAGCCGCAAATGAGCATTGAGAGGACCAAAAAGAAGATTCCGTACTACAAGCCTAACATTTATCCGATTGTCCTAAGAAAAAACATTACAGCGCAGAATAAGCTTCTTGGTGGTAGTGATGTAGCTGTTGTGATAGATCAGCAGGATACCATTAAAAAGCTGGGTACAAAGATAAATGAAAAACTGCTTAAGGGTGGTTCGTTTGTGACTCTTCCTGAAGGCGTGGACATTGAGAAAAACGGAGAGGAGCTTAACATACTCCGTCTCAGAAATCCCGCTGATAAGCAGATGATAGATACTCTGACATTACAGCCTAATGTTCAGAATGATGAAAACTATCTTGAAATGAACTACTCATGGGCGAAATCCAGCCTTGGTATTACAGATGCTTTCCAGGGTAAGTATGATGCTTCTGCCAGATCCGGCGCTGCTAAGCAGTATTCGATTAACCAGGCTGCGGGCCGTTTGGATTCTAAGAGGACCATGAAAAATGAAGCATATGCGAAGCTTTATGAGGTTATGTTTAAGTTCTGGCTTGCGTTCTCTGACAGTGAATCACAGATAACCAGTCAGGACAAGGACGGAAACACAATACATGAGAGCCTTGATAGAAAAGAGTTCTTAAGGCTTGATGCTGCCGGTGAGTTTTACTGGGATGATGAATTTATCTTTGAGACAGATCCTACAAGCACACTGATGCAGAATAGAGAGGCCATGTGGAACCAGACTGATCTTAAATTACAGTCCGGTGCTTTTGGTCCTGTTGGTGATCTTGAAACATCTAAAGCTTACTGGACCATTATGAAGGCCAACGGATATCCTAACGCTTCTACAGTGCTTGCGCTGATTGAAGAGAGGATACAGACACAGCAGCAGATGGCGGCACAAATGCAGATGCAGGGTGTACAGCCGGAAGTGGAGGTTTCAAATGAAATGCCCGTTATGTAATATTGAATGTTTCATCAGTGAAGGAAAGCTGGTGGAGAATAACGGTGTAGTAAGCATGAGACATAAATTTACTTGCTGGAATAAAAATTGTGCTAACTACAACAAAGTTGTTGCTACAACATATGATCCGTTACCTGTTGTCCAGGATAACGAAGCTCCTAGTGAGGTTGGAGAGTCTTAAATAAGGCTCTTTTTTTATACCTAAAATTCCCAGGAAAGGGTAAAAATCCAGAAATAAGAAAGGTTTTTTATGAGAGAGAAATTAGTAGAGCTTGATCTTCAGTTCTTTGCTGATGGCGAAGGTGAGACAAGCGAAAGCGTAAACACTCAGGAAGCCGCTGAGCCTGAAACAGAAACAGTTAGTGAGGAAGCTGAGGAAACAGGTGTAGAGAATGTGGAATCCACCGAACCACAGCCACAGTCTGCCGAGACTAACAGAGCCTTTGCAGAAATGCGTAGACGCATGGAGGCTGCCGAACGCAAAGCAGCAGACATTGACGCTATGTATGCAAAGCAGTTCGGTGCCTACTCTAATCCAGAGACAGGGCAGCCGATTAGGTCAGCTAAGGACTATGCAGATGCTATGGCAGCTCAGGAGCGTATCAGAGCAAGAGAGCAGCTTAAGGAAAACAACATTGATCCGGCGCTGATTGACAACATGATTGCTAACTCCCCTGTTGTTAGACAAGCACAGGAAGCAACCAATGAGCTTAACTCTTATAGAGCGCAGAAACAGCTTGACGAGGACCTAAAGAAGATCCTTACGTTTGACAACCGCTTTAGTTCCATTGAGGAGCTTAAGGCCGATCCGTCCATGATGGAGGTTGCCGACTATGTTTCAACGCACCCAGGAGTTAGAGCAGATGAAGCTTACAAAATAATCAATTATGAGAGGCTTACATCTTCTAATGGTGCTGCGGCTAAACAGGCCGCAATAAATTCAATAAAGGGAAAGAACCATCTGGCTACCGGCGCTGCCTTGAATGTAGATGATAACACAGAGGACATTCCGGCTTCACAGCTTCAGATGTACAAAGATGCTTTCCCGGATAAGACTTTAAAGGAGATAAAGAGCCTCTACAATAAGGCAATCGGCCTTAGGAGGTAAATTATGGCTGTAACAATTAGAACCAATACAAAGAACAACTCATTCTGGGATGAGTGGAGCACCCTTTTTGATGCAGTTATCTTTGATGCTGATGCACAGAGAAACAAGTATGACGATATCGTAACCGCTATCACAATGGAGAAGAAGTCTAGCCGTTGGGGTGAGAAGTCAATCGTTATGGGAGGTCTTGGAGATTTCCAGGCTAAGACTGAGGGTGCTGCTGCAACTCAGGATACCTTCACACAGGGTTATGAGAAGTTCGTTCAGCACGCAACATTCGCTCTTGAAGTTGAGATCTCTAAGGAGCTTAAGGACGATAACATGATTGATGATGCTAAGCAGAAGGTCATTAACATGGTCCAGGCTTACAAGAGAACAAGAGCTAAACTTGCTACTGCTGCTATCACTGGTGCTGTAGGCGCTGCAACATCCGTATCATTCAATGGTGCAACTATTGATGTTACCTGCGGTGATAACCTTGCCCTTTTCAACGAGGCACACACTTACGCTAACACAACCGGTACACAGTGCAACTACTTCTCAGATGTTCTTGGTTCAACAACTGCTGTTCTGAACAAGGCAGCTAACAAGATGCGCAATTTCAAGGATGATAGAGGCGAGGTTCTTGGATACCTTGCTGATACAATCATCATTCCTGGTAACGATCCTGAGTACGAGGATTTTGTTAAGAGAGTTATCGGCACTGATGGCGAGGTTGGCAGCGATCACAACGATATCAATACACAGAGAGGTAAGTGGAAACTGGTTGTAGATCCTCTTTGGACACCTACAATTTCCGCAACAAATCATCCTATCATCATCTATTCAAGCGAAGCTCTTAAGGCTCTTCAGGGCGTTAAGTTCTATGACAGAACAGCGCTTGATATCGAGAATGATGTAGACGTTCACAGCAGAAACCTTACATACAACGGTTTTGCTCGTATGTCTATCACATTCCCTAACTGGAGACACGCTATGCTTATTGGTGATAGCAACTCTTCAACAACTCTTTGATGTTCTAGGCTGCTTGTTACTTGTTACTACATGGGGGATAGGCTTATTGTCTATCCCCTTTTTTTTGAAAGAAAAGAGAACGATTATGGATATAAAGATTGGTGATAAGTTTGAAAAAGATGGGAAGCTCGTTGAGGTTGTAGGCATTGTTCCTGGTGGATATTCATTTAAGGTGCTGCCAAAAGAAGAGCTTCCAAAGGAACCTGTTTTAGAAACTCCTATTACTGAGGAAAAAGAAGTAGAGGTTAAAAAGCCTGTGACAAGGCGTAAGAGGAAGTAACAATGATTACTTGGAAGGACATTAAGTATACAACGCTGCAAAAGATGTTTTCCATCACCGGATCTAGCACAACGATTCCTAATGATTCGGCCACAATGGAATATGTTAATGCTATGCCGGCTGCTTGCAATGAAGCGCTTCAGCTTCTTAGCACCAGCGGGAAGTTCATTGTAAAAGAATATCAGTATATCAATTTTCCAGTGGACAACCTTCTGGGGAAGATGTTTAAGTCCTTCAGTGTCGTTGGTGATAGCATTGAATTTAAACATGAATCGGCAAAGTCCTAC